TGGAACATATTTAATAGTAAACAAATTCCAGGAAGTTATATTACAGCATTAACTGGGGATGCCACAGCCACAGGCCCAGGAAGTACAGCATTAACGTTAGCCTCAGTTAACTCAGATGTTGGTAGTTTTACTAACGCTAATATTACAGTAAATGCCAAGGGTTTGATTACTGCAGCTTCAAATGGCTCAGGAAGTGGCGTTAACTATCAACAAGATTTCTTTATCTGGAGTGGTAGTAACACATTTACTTTAACATATACCCCAATTTCTAATAGTCAGATTGTTTTTTTCAATGGTCTAGGATTGGTATCAGGGGCAAGTCATGATTATATATTGACTGGTACAACATTAGCATTGAATGCAGGAATAATTTTAAAAGCTGGAGATCAGATTTTAGTAGTTTACACACATTAATAGACTAGAGGATTGTTATTAGAACTTTAGTAAAAGATTTGAAAAATTTAATTAGATATAAGGAGAAATAATATGGCACTTACACAAATCGACCGAGATTCACAAATAAAACCAGGGGATGCCTATCGCATTCTTGCTAATGATAGTACTGGTAAGATGTCAGAAAATGCTGCAATTACACCAGATAGAGCAGTAGCTTCAGATGCAAATGGTCAATTAGTAGCTTCCACTACTACAGCAACAGAATTAGGTTACGTTAGTGGTGTAACATCTTCAATTCAAACTCAGATAAATAGTATTACTGGAGCTGGTATCACCTCTTTAACAGGTGATGTTACAGCTACTGGTCCTGGTGCTGCAGCTGCTACATTAGCTACAGTAAATGTTTCTCCTGGAAGTACAACCCTCTCTTCTATTACAACCAATGGAAAGGGTTTAGTTACAGCTAATACAAGTGCCACATTAGCTTCTGCTGATATTTGGGTAGGTAATGCATCAAATGTTCCAACAGCAGTAGCTTTAAGTGGAGATGCAACATTAGCTAATACTGGAGCTTTAACATTAGCTACAGTAAATAGTACACCAGGTACTTATGCTATTGCTACAGTTACAGTTAATGGAAAAGGTCTGGTTACTTCAGCTACAGCTGCTTCTACAACTGGAAGTGGTGATGTAGTATTAGCTACTTCTCCTACTCTTGTAACTCCAGCATTAGGCACACCTTCTGCTCTTGTAGGAACAAATATTACTGGAACAGCAGCAGGTTTGACCGCTGGAACTGTAACAACAAATGCAAATCTTACAGGTCCTATTACTTCAGTAGGTAATGCTACTTCAGTTGCCTCTCAAACAGGTACAGGATCAACATTTGTAATGAATACAAGTCCTACCTTGATAACCCCAGTATTAGGAACTCCAACATCTGTTACTTTAACAAATGCAACTGGATTACCTCTTACAACAGGTGTTACAGGTACATTGCCTATTGGGAATGGTGGTACAGGACAAACTACTGCTAATGCTGCATTCGATGCTTTAAGTCCAATGACTACAGCAGGAGATATAATTTATGAAAATAGTACTCCTACAGCTGATAGATTAGCTATTGGAACAACAGGTCAAGTTCTGACTGTTTCTGGAGGCGTACCAGTATGGTCATCTCCCGCTACTAGTGGTACTGTAACTAGCGTAGGTTTGGCAGATGCAAGTACAACTCCAATCTATACAATCACCAATAGCCCAGTAACAAGTTCTGGAACATTGACGCTTACACTTAATGTAGAAGCACCACATACAGTGTTTGCTGGTCCTGCTACAGGAGCTACCTCTGTTGAACCTACGTTTAGAGCATTGGTTATAGCAGATCTATCATTTGCAGGTTCTGCAAATGGTGTTGCAACACTAGATAGTGGTGGGAAAGTTCCATTCGCTCAGTTGCCTTCTACAATTATGTTGTATCAAGGTACTTGGGACCCATCTACTAATCTTCCTCATTTAGTTGATGGTACTGGTGTAAGCGGTGATGTTTATTGGGTTTCAGCTGCTTTTGCTGGACCAGTTTCTGGCTTAGCTAATCCTTCAATGTATAATTTCCAAATAGGTGACATTGTAATATACAATGGTGCTACATGGGAACTTACTACTCCTGCTGCTGGTGTTCAATCAGTCAATGGTTCTCAAGGTGTTGTTACTGTTAATGCTATTAATCAACTAACAGGAGATGTTACTGCTGGTCCTGCTTCTGGATCACAATCAGTAGCAGCAACCCTTGCTAATACTGCAGTAACACCTGGATCTTATACTTATACAGCTCTAACAGTAGATTCAAAAGGTAGAATTACCGCCGCATCAAGCGGAACAGCTCCTGTAGTTTATACAGCTGATGGAACTACACTAACATTAACTGGAAGTCAGTTTTCAGTTACAACAGGTGGTATTTCTAATACTCAGATTAGTTCTACAGCTGCTATTGACTTTAGTAAATTGGCTGCTCTTCCAAGTGGAGATATTCTAGTTGGTAGTGCAGGAAATGTAGCAACTGCTGTTGCAATGTCAGGTGATGCCACAATCTCCAATACTGGTGTCGTAACTATTACTGGTGGATTGGCTAATCACTTCATTACTCGTGAAGTTCCTTCAGGAGCAATAGATGGTAGCAATGTGACATTTACTCTTGCACATACTCCAATAGTTGGAACAGAATGTGTATTCTTAAATGGTCTGCTTCAAAATGCTGGTGGAAATGATTATACTATTTCTGGAGCTGTAATTACATTTGTACTTGCTCCTGAAACAGGTAGTGTCATTCTAGTAAATTATCAGAAGTAAGAAATAAAGATATTCATACTCAGTAGATATTAATCCTGTCTACTGGGATATGGATATCTAAAAATAGTAGTTGCAAATTTTGATAAGATATGCTAGACTTAAAATGAGAGTAGTTTATAATAACTAATAGGAGAGATAAGAAAATGGATATTCAAAACGATGTGAAAGCCGTTGAAGCTGAGGTTGTTAAGGTTGCTGGAGAGGTTAAGGATGCTGTAGTTACAGAAGCAGAAACTATTAAGGCATCTATCCTGGCTCAGAAAGCAAATTTTCAAGCGCAGCTTGATGGTGTTCGAAAAGAAATGACAAAACTTCAACAGGATTTTGAGCAGAAGAAAAATCTTGGAATTAAGCTCGAAGGAGCTTTGGAATCCTTGGAACTGCTTCTAAAGAATCTAGTCTCAAAGTAAATCCTCATAGTTTAATTTCATAGCATTAAAAACAATACTTCCCCCTACGGGGGAGGTTTTTGTTGTATTTTTAGGAGTCACTATGTCTGAAACCGAAATCCAAGTAGATCAAATCCGTCCAGGAACAGCTTATGAATTAATTGGAACCAATTCAGGTGCCACTAAGAATATTTACTTGTCTCTTGTTGGTACTAGTAATGAAGTTACTGTTACTAATTCTGGGGCTACTATAACTTTGAGTACTCCTATAACATCTGCTATAGCCTATACACTACCAGCTACACGAGGTACGAGTGGCTATTTCTTACAAACAGATGGCAGTACTGCCACTTTAGTTTGGGCAGCAGGAAGTGGTGGCGTATCCTCTTTAAATTCTTTAACTGGGGCTTTGTCTATTGTTGGTACTACTAATGAGATTGTCGTAACCCCATCAGGTACAAATATTACTCTTTCTACTCCATTTACAAGTGCTCAAGCTCTGTTATTCCCCGCAACAACTGGTACAAGTGGCTATTTCTTACAAACAAATGGCTCAGGAACTCTCTCTTGGGTTCAGGGTGGGGGTATTGGCTATAGAGAAGATTATATTGTAGGTACTCCCTTAAATAATTATACAGGTTCTACAACAGTTTTTAATTTAGTCAATGCCTATAATGTAGGTGGGCATACTCTAATTGTTACAGAAGATGGGGATATTCAAACATTAGGTGGAAGTGCAGATTATTTAGAAACAAATAGCACAACAGTTACTTTTAACTATGCCCTTGTTGTTGGGCAAAGGGTAAGTTTTATATTTTCACAGCCAGCTACTTCTCCTTCTGGAACTATTAATAGCGGTACTGTAGGCCAATTGAGTATTTTTACTGGAAGTACTACTCTCAGTACAACAGGTAATACGCTTACTCCTGGAGATATTTTAGTAGCGGATTCATCTGGTTATCCTAAAACAGGTATAACTGGAAGTATGAGTAATACCAAGATTACCAATTTAGCTAATGGTACAGCAGCTAGTGATGCTGCAGCTTTTGGGCAAATAGGACTTCTTCAAACAGTATATGCCACATACGCAACACAAACTTCAACAACTTCTACTTCTTATGTGGATTCAGGAATAGCTATTACAATCAATGTGAAATTAAATACATCAAATGTAATCATTGATGCCGATGTACCTTTATACATTACTGGGACTTCTTCTAGTGGTGCTCCTATTGCTGATCTTATAATTACAAATAGTTCTAATATCACAGTTCAAGAATATCTAGGAGTAGCTGGGTCTAATGTCTCACTTAATCAACCAGACTATTTTTGGACAGTAAGGATTCGGGGTTTCGTTGCTACTCCCTCTACTGGTTCAATTACTTATAAAGTCAGAGTCAGGGTTAACTCTATTTCTGGTGCAGGGACTAATACAGTAAAAACTTGTCCTTCTGTTGCTGGGCAAGCTACTGCCTTTATTACAGCACAGGAGATACAATAATGATAATCACACAAAATGACAGGATTTGTCTTGCACTAAATGTTTTAAGACCAGGCGCACAATATGCAATTACTGGCAATGATGTAGTTGCTCTTCAATGGCTTGATCCAGTTCAAACAAGACCAACAGATGATGAAATTTTAGCAGCTATTGCAGCACAACAGGAGTAATAATATGTCACGAACACGAATAGATGTCTCTCTCATAAATATTGTAAGTTCAATCCTTAATATGGGATCTAACAAGATTACTGGACTTGCTAATGGTACTGTTTCTGGTGACGCTATAGCTTTTGGGCAAGCATTTACTTCTGGGAATCTTACTTTTTCACCCACAACAGCTGGTATAGTTGGAGTTACTGACGGTTCTGTAGCTGCAGCTGGAAATGTTGGAGAACGTGTCGTATCCTCCGTTGCCTCTTTTATTAATATGACAGCATCTACTGCTCAGTTTGGAAATCTTACATCTATCAGTCTAACGGCAGGTTCATGGGATATCAATGCTATTATGATTTTTGCTGGCAATGGAGCAACAATCACAAATGTTTACGAAATTTTCGTGTCTACTTTTAGTGGCAATACGGTTACTGATGTTGTCCCTGGTGATAATAATGTCTTCGTAGGTGTGCCAATCGGTGGGGGTAGTGGAGTACTAAGTCAATGTGGGGGATCTATACCAAGTTGGCACGTCAATTTAACCTCAACAACGACAATCTATCTTAAAGCGATTGCATTTTTTAGTGCTGGAACTCCACAGAATATGGGGCGCATTTCAGCGACGAGGATTAGATAATGAAATATTTTATTCAATGTACACGTTTTGGAAATACCTGTTATATGAGTTATGAGGGACAGGCACAAGATGTTATTATTTCTATGTTAACTGCTTTAGGAGCTACGGGTATTCAATTTATAGATCAAGCAACTTATAATACAGCTATAGCGACACAAGGAAAATAAATTATGGGAACATTCTTTAGTGTAAATGGTACGACAGGTAGTATAGTAACAGCGGGATCAATTACTTCTGCTGGTGTTCCAATTTTGCCAACACACCCATTTTCAGCCGTTGGAGGACCTTCAGCTGTTACCTTATCAGATGGTACTCCTCTTTGTATTGCAGGTAATCAGTCAGGTCCATGGGGAAATTCTTCACAAATTTACTCTGTTTCAGATGGAACATGGAGTGCAACAACAGGAGTGTCAGCTTATTCTTTTGAGTGTGGTGGTGGTAATAATTCTATTCTTCTTAATAATGGGAAAGTATTGACTGCAGCGGGGAATCCCCCTCCCATGCACTCAGGAGTGTGTGAACTTTATGATCCTGGAACGCAGACATATACTTTAACAGGGTCTCTAAATATTCCAAGAGCTGAAGCATGTCTCTTTAAATTAAGTGATGGTAGAATTCTAATAGCAGGTGGTGATCTCTCCGATGGTGAAAGTTGTACTAATACCTGTGAAATATATGATCCAAGTTTAGGAACATGGACCATGGCTTCCCCCCTCACCACCAATAGAGCTACTGGGCCTTCAGACTTGGGATTTCAACTCCACAATGGAGATTTATTGTGGCCTTCTGGAGCTTATAATTTTACTTCATTAAATGGTACATCTGTAGATCGACTTAGCCAAACAGGAATAACTCCAGTAGTAGTTTCAGCAAAACAAAAAGCTTCGACAAATTTAGTTTTTTAACAAAAGGTAGATAACAAATAGTAGTTGCAAATTAGATACAAATATGGTATACTAATAGATATGAAAAGATTAAGTGGGATTTATAGGATATTGAATAAGGTTAATGGGAAGGGATATGTAGTATGACAGATTCTTTTTATAAATTAGGTGGCATTTACTCTATAGTACATATTGAAAGTGGAAGACCTTATGTAGGTTCTGCTGTATTGTTTTTTAAACGTTGGTCTGAGCATCGGATGAATTTACGTAGAAATAAACATCCAAATCAAAGGCTCCAAAATTTTTGGAATAAATACGGAGAAGATGCCTTTGAATTTAAAATAATTGAGGTAATAGAAAATCCAACTAAAGAATTATTAGAATCTAGAGAGCAGTATTGGATAGATTTTTATAATAGTGCAGATAGAGAAATTGGATTTAATATACGTAAAATTTCTTCTAGTAATTTGGGTTTTAAACATACTGAAGAAACTAAACAGAAAATGAGATTGGCACATCTTGGTAAAAAGCAATCTCCTGAGCATATTAAAAATGCTGCTGAATCCCATAGAGGTAAGAAACGCACAGCAGAGCAAGCAAAACGATGTGCTCGTACTTGGACACCAGAACAAAGGAAACAGCGTAGTGAACAGCAAAAACAAATTTTTCAGAGAGATGGGATGTCAGAAGAAACACGTCAGAAATGCAGAGAAGCAGCTTTAGAGCAGTGGAAGAAACAAAAACAAATCTAAAAAGTAGAGGTATACTACCATCGGAGACAGCCAGCCTATTTTGCCAGATCAGAGTACCCATGGCCCTGACGGTCTTGAGAATTATTTTCTTTGGATTCGAGAGAAGGACCGTTGGATTTTAAACATGTCCTCAGAGCGTGTGCTCTTATATAAGAGACGCTATGAAGGTCAACGTTGCCCTTTGTTTGATGAAATAAGACATACAAATGCTCAACATGAGGATAAGGTCTGTTTCGGTACTGGGTATATAGCTTATGATGCAAATCCCACAGGCCCAAATGCTGGTGGTCCTTATTATGGGTTCTTCCAAGCAGTCGAAATAGAAGTAAGTCTTCTTTCAAGTGGTCCTGAAGATTTGGCATTATCTGATTATGGGCAAACTAGAATTTATAAGCCACATTCGTGGACCCTATGGGAACCTCTCTTAACTCCAGGGGATATGATTGTTCGTCGTAATAATGAAAGATTTTTGGTAACTGAAGTATTTATTCGACGTTGGAAGCATTTTGCACTTCATCAGGACTTTAATTTGGCTGAAGTAGAACGTGGATCTATTCTATATCAGTTGCCTAGTGGACTTTAAAAATGGCTAATTCAAATCCTTATCTCATATTGACCAGGGTACGCAATGCTGTAATTCTTGAGCTTAGAGAAATCTTTGCTCCTAGGCATAATCTTTCTGTTGTGCCTCCATTTGAATATCCATACATTGAATCAGCAGCTACTGGAGCTGTTCAGTTTTATGGTAATCCTTCTGTAGGAAATACTTTAACGATTGGTTTAAATACAATTACATTTGGCACAGATGTTGCTATTGGTCTTACTCAGCAAATTACTTTAGCAAATTTGGTTGCCTATATTAATGCTCATTCCTCAACTCTGTTAGTAGCAGCTACAACCAATTCAATTCCAAATAAAGTGTCTCTTACTGCAATTATAACAGGAGTTTCAGGAAATGCTATTACTCTAGCTGTTTCGTCAACTGTTCTAAGAGTTTCAGCCCCTACTTTAACTCAAGGTGGATTATTCGATTTCGATAATTCGGAAATTTTTATTAGTGATGCAGTGCCAGCAGATTATCAAGATTGGCCAGCCGTCGTCGTCGATACCGCTAGTGCAAGCGAGACCCGATACTTAGGACCAGAGGACTCTTTTGAATTAAAGAATTCTGCTAATGTAGTTACACAATCAGAAATTTTCTCTAGTCTTGTGGTTGTTGTAAATATTAAAGTTTATACAATTGATGATACCTTAGCCAGAGATAAAATTGTTGACCTAATTTATAATAATATGTCTGAAATTCGGCATCAGTTGGCTGTAAACGGTATAGAGATGATTGATCGTACAATGCCAAATGAAACTAGGATAGCTCAAAATCAAAGAATTTATATTGAAAATCATTTTATTTTAAGGGTTTATTGTGAATGGAGTGATAGTCTTACTCCTATTGTTAATGTATCAGGTATTGGGGTTTCAGTTCCAGTTTATACAAATGCAGTACCAATTATAAATAGTCCCTTAAGTGCTTCTTATAGCCATGGGATGCAATTTGTAGTGGATAGTGTAGTAGATGGATCTCATTTAAATGTAGAAAGTGCTTATGGAATGTCTAATGGGGATATAATTGTTCAAGGCACACATAGCACTACAATTATAAATGTAATAGATAACAATCATTTACAAGTAGGGTCTACAACAGGTTGGGTAACAGGAAATGCTACAGACACATCAGCTAATTTACCATTTAACTATCAAATTACAGCTTTAAATAGTCCCACTTTGCCCTATGGATGGGCATCAATACCTCCTGCTACACCACCTGTTCCAGGATTGAGCCTAGACACTTCCAATGGGCTTATAAGCGGTGTTCCTAGTGTTAATGGAACCTATTATCTTACTCTATCTGCTTCTAATGCAACTGGTACAGGTACACAAAGTCTCACTTTAACTGTTTCATAATTTAAGTAGATAAGATTCATTTAAGAGATAAAAAGTATAATAAAAATGAGTATATATAGAGATACTACGCGCAAGCGTAGGTTGTTGCTATTTTAAAAACAAATTTTTGTAAGAAAAAATAGATTTAAAACTTAGTAGCTATAAGGAGATTCCTATGCCTCAAGTACAAGGCCAATTTACGACACCTGGTGTTTACTCTACTGTCCAAGCTAATGCTGAGCCTACAAGTGGCCAAGGTGTAAGAATTCCTGCCCTTATTGGTACTGGTAAGCAAACCAATACTGCATCGAACATTGCCATTACTCGTGGCAGTGGATCTACAGATACATTATCTCCTGCTGCAGTTTCTATTGATGGGAATATTCAAGATCAGAATTTTATTGTCTACTACAATGGTGTTGACTTCACATTGAATAGTGGAAATGTTGAATGGCTTACACTTGCTGCTCAACTTACTGGAACCACAAGTGATCCCTATGCAAGTTTGATGGGATTGAATTTCCAACTAGCCATTGCTAATGGTGCAGTACAAACAATTCCTCTTACAACGGAAACAACTGCTACTGCAGTAGCTGCAACATTGAATGCATATTTTACTGCACATTCTATTGCTGCACATGCTTCTTCAACAGCAACTCCTCTACCTTCCCCACTTCTTACAGCAGCTACTTATGCTGTGATTGCAAGTAGTGCAATTACTAATACAGGAAGTACTACTCTTACAGGAGATGCTGCACTTTCTCCTGCTGGTTCAATTACAGGTTCCCCAACAGTCACAGGAGCAACTAATAATGGTAATTCAGCAGCGGCAACAGCTTTAGCTGATGCTAATACTGCTTACACAGCATTTGCGGCCCTTCCTGGTGCCACAGTTCTAACGGGCGATTTGGGTGGAAAAACTCTTACCGCTGGTGTCTATAAGTATAGTTCTTCAGCAGCCTTAACAGGTACTTTGACATTAGATGCAGCAGGTGATCCCCATGCACAATGGATATTCCAGATTGGAAGTACTTTAACTACAGCTGCAGCTTCTTCTGTTGTTATCATCAATGGTGGAAGTGCAGGAAATGTTTATTGGCAAGTTGGTAGTTCTGCTACATTGGGAACTACAACAGCATTCAAGGGAACTATTCTTGCTCAAGCAAGTGTAACAGCTACAACTGGTGCAATTGTTCAAGGACGACTATTTGCTCTTACAGCTGCTGTAACACTAGATACAAACACAGTAACCGTTGTTCCTGGTGGATCTTATTCTTCAGGGGCTCTCGTAGTTTCTTCGACTGCCACTTCAGATTCTTCACTTTATATTGGAACTGGCACAGCCAATGCAATTCTTGGTTTTACTGCAGGTTCCTTTAAAGAAACTCCTCAAGCTCCTCTCGCTGGTGTTGAGTATTATGTAACCTATGAGTATGCTAAAGTTGCTGCTGATTATACTCCTAAGTTCTATTATACACTAGCAGCTGTTGTGACTGATTATGGTCCAGTTAGCAGTTTCACATCCATTTCACTCGGTGCAAGTTTAGCATTCCAAAATGGTGCTCCTGAAGTTTGTGTTTGCCAGGAAAGCCCTTTTGACGGTGGATCACCTATTGCACAAGTTCAAGCCGCCTTGAATAAACTTCTTTCTACACAGAATATCAGCATTGTAGTTTCACTTGAAGGAGCTTCAAATGCACAGCTTCTTCCAGCAATTAAACAACATGTTGATACTGCAAGTTCTACTATTAATCGATTAGAGCGAACAGCTATTGTAGGTTTCGATGAGACCGTTGCAATTTATTCAGACCAGAATATGATTGATTATGCAGCTTCAGTCAATGATAATCGTATTGTGCTTTTGAATTCTTCAACTGTTAAGAATACAATGTACATCGGACAGGCAACCACTGCAACAGCAGTAGGTAGCCAATTTGTTGCTGCAGCACTTGCTGGTGTTCGTTGTAATAGTGCATATGACGTAGCACAGCCTATGACTCGTGAAGTCATTTCTGGATTTGCAACCATTGCAAATACTTTGACACAGGCAGAGAAATCCTTACTTATTAATGAAGGTGTTTGTGTAATTGATACTCTTCAATCTGTTCCAAAGGTTTTGTTTGGCACAACTACAGATCCTTCTACTGTACTTTCACAACTCTTTCAAATTACTCAGATTGCTGATTACACCACACAGACATTGCGTGGACTTCTCGATCCAATTTTCATCGGTCAGAAACTTTTGGCAAACACGCCAAGCCAAGTAGCTACTGTTGTATCAGCGATTCTTTCAACTATTCAACAGAGTAATATCATTGTTTCATTTACACAACCTGTTGTAACAGTTGATGTTAATGATGCAACGAGATTGGACGTTTCAGTAGGTATCGTGCCAGTCTTAGAAGCAGATATTATTTTCATAACGCTTGGTTTGAATCTTCAGTAATTAGTAGAATAAACAAATTCGGTATGAAGTGGGTGGGGAGAACTTAGAGACTCTCCACTCATGGATTACCTCCTCTCTAAGGAATTAAAAATGAGCAAGAAAAAGAAAAAAGCTGACAAAAGATTTAAACGATTTTGTCCTAAAAGGCATGATACTTTTATATACGGCAGGGATAAAAGTATGGGTCGTTGCCTAGAATGTGTTAGAATATACCATTTAAAACTTCGAAAGAGAAATGCCAAAAAGTTAAAGAAGTACAGTCATGAAAGTTATTTAAAAAATAAGAAAAAAGTAATTAGACAAGTTAAACGATGGCGAAAGAAACATAGGAAAGTTTGGGATGCTTATGTAATTCAATATCAGAAAGAACATAAAAAAGAGAGAAAAGAAAGAGCTAGAAAATATTTTCAAAAACACAAAAAACGAATACTAAAATATCGTAGAGCGCATCCTGAAATTTATAAATTAGCTCTTCTAAAACAAAGTAAAAAACGAAGTAAACGCATCCCTAAATTTGGGCAAAAGGGAATTAGAAAATTTTATGCTAATTGTCCTAGGAATAAACAGGTAGATCACATTATTCCTTTGCTAGGCAAAAAAGTTTCTGGTCTACATGTTCGTTGGAACCTGCAGTATTTATCCCCATCTAAGAATGCTAGTAAAAATAATAAATGCAACTTAAATAAAATTTCTGAACGATATGGTAGGTTGCTAGAAAAACTTGGTTTAAAAGATAAAAAGAAAAAGTAATTTTTAAGGAGAATCAAAATGGCCGAACTTGGAAATACCTCAGCTAGATTATCAACCTCAGTATCACTATTTTTACTTCCAAAAAACTTGAATGCTACAACTCTGAATAACCCAGCTGCCCTATTGAGTTTAGCTCAGCAGTCAACTAAGATTGGTGCTGTTCAATCCTTTACTCAAACTCAGCGTCGAAATACAGATTTCCGATTTGAATTGGATTCTGATCAGCAGGGGAAACCCGTTGAACGACTTCCAAGAACTGTTGATGAGTATTCTCTTCATGCAGATCGGGTAATGCTTTATGTTTCTGATGCTCTAGAAATTCTCGGAATTTCTGGTGATGATATTGTGAATAATAATGCTAGTTTTGGGATTTTGAAGGTCGAAATTGCTCCTGCAGGTTCTGGCGTTCCTACGAAATCTACAATCTTCACAGGAGTTTGGTGCCATTCAGTAGGAGCCACATATAATATCAATGGTGGTGATTTACGAGTCATGGAAAGCGTTGATTTCGGATACACAGCATCAACAGTTGTTGGTGAGCCAGCCTAATAGATAGTAGTTGCAAAGAATGCAAAGATATGATATAATAGTAGTGAAAGATAAGTACAAGGAGTCATAAAATGGATTTGACAAGTTTTGCCGTGCTTAATAGGGTTGAAAAAGAATTTGAAGTAGTAAACGGACTGAAAATCAAGATGCACACGCTTTCAGTTCTTCAGCAACAGCAAGCCCTTTCAGAGCTTCCTACTTCTCCATTGGGGCAAGATCCAGCTCTTCGTGCTGTTGTTCTTCAACAGGCTCTGTTAGTATATGCTCTTGACACTGTTAATAGTAATAAAGTAACATTGCAAGAAGCAAAAGATTTCATTCAGAATCTCCAGGCTCCTATTTTTAATGAGATTTACAATTGCTATGATCTTCTTGCACAGGAGCAGGATCGTACCCTCATCGAGCTAAAAGACGTTAGTAAAAAAAAAGTGATTTAATCCCCTTCCGCGATTTATGGATTATCGCCCAATCCCTCCATGTATCTCCGTTCTCTCAAGAAATTTCTAACCTATCACCTGCACAGTATACATGGATTTTAACTAATCACTTTAAGGATCAAGAGGAAGATTTTGAATCCACAAAATTGTTGTGTCGTTTCTTAAATCCCCAAGCTGCTGAAACAATATTTGATGGTAAGAAAGTTGAAAAGACTGAGAGTACAAAAGATACGATGTTTGAAAATATGGCTAAAGATCTAAAGGGTAAATATACTCCTGAAGAACTTCAAGCAATGATGGATGATCCAGCTCGTTATTCAAATTTGGATAGGATCGAGAAAGCTTAACTTTTATTGACATCCAAAATAACCCTTGACATTGTTATCTTCTCCTGTTATACTGTAGTATGGAAATAGTGATTATCATCTGTTTCACAATAGCAATCCTGGCTCAAGTAATTAACCTGATAGATTGGGTTCTTGGGAAATTGGGCTTTTTTAAGACTATCCTGCAGAAAGCTTTGAAGCATATCGGTTATTCTGAAAATTACTACAATAAAACTGGCTATAAAGACATAGCGTTTTTGCAGAAGCTTGAAGCTGAATTAAGTAAAATGCGTAGCAGTTTAGATAACGTCTCTCGTTCAGCTTTGTATGATAAGATTCTTATTGACTTCGATTTGGATCGTATACATCGTGAAGAAGAAAGCATCAGACAGCAACAGATAAGAAATCATTACCATTCTTTAGACAGCACAAAAGAAAGACTTAAAAATAATCACAATTTGATAGTGTAGTTCCAACCTAACGTAGTTCAATTCTGAGGTAATTCCATTGGCAGATCTTTTAGGCCCTTCTGGGCAACCTATTCAGTCTAATCCTTTTATGCAGTCACAGCAGTCAAACGTGAGTGCCAATGTTTCTGTTAACACTCAACCTGCAGAACGGGCTTTTGCTGACTTGCAGAAGGTCCTGGATGGGTTGATGAAGAACTTTGGAGTGAATTGGGAGAAAGCTTCTCATGATGGAATGGCTGCACAAGAACGATTTTGGCGTTACATGGGAGATAAGCATAAGGAAAATGAAGTAGCTTTAAAACGATATAGTTCTGAAGCTATAAAGGGTATTGAAGCTGAACGGGATGCCAGCATAGCCGCTTTGAAAGAAAAAAAGATGGCTACAGAGGAATTTGAAAGAGCCAAAACTAAAATTATAACAGATTCAGCAAGAAATTCACAGAGAATTACAGAAGAAACTGCACGTAAAGAAAAGCAAGCTACAGGATTTGGTGGTTTAGTAAGAGGTGCCAGGGATGCTCTAGTTAACGTAGGAGGACCTGTAGGAAGCACTGTAGCGGGTATTGGCACTCTTTTAGCTAATCCTGCAGTTGCCATTCCAGCCGCTATTATTGGTGCTGCAATGGAGATGTTGAATACTAAAGCAGCTTTTACTTCTACAGGGGCACAATTAGCTGGTGCTGGTCTTCGACTTGGAGCAGGAGCAGGAGCAGGACTTAATTTTGCAACAAATCTTTTTAATGGTGGAAGTGCTTTTGGACCTTTTGGTAGTCTTGGACAGGCTCTTTCAGCTGAACAGCAACGAGCTATTATAGGTCAGATGGCTGGATCTAGAACAATGATAGATCAGGCTAGAGGTGCAGGTGGATTTGGAGCTATTCGTGGGAATTTAGGGCTTTTTGCCAATGTTCTTCCAGATGCCTCTAAAGAGATGGAACTTTTTACAGATGCTACTAAAAGTTTGGGAATGTCTCAGAAGGATATAACAGAAACTTTTGTTTCCTCTCGTGTAAATGCAGAACGACTGAAAATAACCCAGTTAGATGCAATTAAAACACAGATGGATATGCAGAAAGCTCTTCGTAATATTACCAATGATGGAGCAGTAGCAGCAAGTGTTCTTTCAAATATAACCGACTATTTAGATTCTATCGGAGCAAGTGAGACTGAAAAGCAGCGTATTGGTGCTGCTGTAGGTCAAGCTGGGGCTAATCTTTCTCTCCCTCAGATAGCAGGAATGTTTGCTTTTACTCATGGGGGCAAGATTCCAGGCCCTACCGAATTATTTGGTGAAGGTGGAATGTTAGGTAATAAAGGTGGTGGAGTTTTTGGTTTAATGGGTAGTTTCTTAACTCAAGTTGGAAGCCAATTTAAAGATCCTACACAGCGTATGTTTGCTGCTAATCAATTACAGCAGCAGTTTCTCCCAGGTCTTCGTTTGCAGGATATCCCACATTTCTTCCAGTTAACTCAGGATATGATGGGGGGTAAGATTTCAGGAGCAGAATTTGGAAAGCAATTTCAAGCTTTAGAGGGTAAGACTCCTCAAGTTGCTATGGCTGAGGGTATTAATACATTGGTGCAGATTGTAGACCCCATCAAGCGACTTGAGAATGTATTTAGCAACTTCTGGACGATGGTAGACGATAAGATAAATAAAATATTTGAATCCTTGGGAAAAGCAAATCCTCTCAATGTATTTAAAGGAATCCCAAAATGGGTAGATAAGAATATTATGCATAAACCTGATGGGTCACATCCTACTAACGGAAGTAGTGGTTCCTGGTAAAAGGTAATTTAAATGGCTAACATTTATCCTGTACAACTAAATTCATTAAAATTTTATGTGAATCCTAGAAATATGAAAATTACCAAAACGGTAAGTTTCGGCACTCTTCCTTGCCAGGGAGGAGTTCAGTATCAGATTTGGTATAACTCTCCTGAAATGCTCGTTATGACAGGGGCTTCAGCTGGACAGACAGCTTATCAAGAACTTCTTTTCTTAAAGCAACAGTTTGAATCAAATTCAAAACTATCGACCCTTTTCTATAAAACCCAATTATATCAAGGATTCCTTACCCTATTAGATGTCGAGGCTTCGACAAGTCATCTGAATGAATTTACTTATACCATAAATTTTCAACTGTTATTTGGACAGCAATTTGCTATCGAGGATTTTTCAATCTCCACTACAAATAATGGTGTTGTTTTGGGAGCGATTGGTCGATTGCAGAATGTCTTGAATATTCCACTAAATAAAGCTAGTGCGAATATAACGAATCTATTGCAGAAGTTCTAATAAGAATAGGATATCCAATGGCACAAAACGATCAGGTAAGTCAAGAATATTTACATATTAAGTGTTTCTTGTATAAATATACTCCAGAGTTTAATCCACAAGTTGGAGTAACCTCCTCGTTGTCTACTTTTACACCTTATTCCATTGATTTAGATGACACAAAATATTTTACAAAGTATGATATTTCTCCTTTTGTTACTTCATACTCATTTGAACAGAATATTGATGAGACAACCTATTCTTGGTCTGTTGAGTTACAAGATTTAGCCTTAAGTTATGGAACTATTAATAGCAAATTGAAAGTTAAACCTCCATCAGGAAGTTCTCTTAGAGGAGGGCTTTCTTTCTCTAATTCTACTGACTCAGCCCTTTTGTTAGCTGAGTATGAAACAAATGCTAATAACATTGAGAACAATAATGATGATACAGCAGGAAGTTCTAATAGTTTAAATACGATTAATCCTATTAAAGCAGCTAAACAGAGGCGCGGTGCAACACCTGGGCCTTTGACCGTTCAGAATACTAATCTTACAACTGTGTTATCCACAACTCCTGGTTTGAGACTTAGCGATTTGATTCAAGAGTATGATTTTATTTCATTGTATTTATATAAGAATACTACTCCTCTGACAAATATTTGGGGTACTTTCGGAGTAGCTGAGTTACAACCTAATAATAACAATCCACTTCAATTTTTTAATTATAAAGTGACAGCTGAGGCACCTCCAGCATTTCAGAACTATCAGAATCCTATAGACCCTTATCTGCAGTATGAATCTGTTTTAATGACTAAGATGCCTAATGGTCAGACATTGTTCTCGAATGAATTTAACGGTTTTGTAATGAAGAAGAACCTTTCAAGTGCTAGTAATCAAGTTGATAGGGTTACAGTAGCAGGGAATGGTTGGAGTCGTTTATTTGGGTCAACTCGTCGAGCTGTAAAACCTTCACTATTTCAGAATTCTCTATATCAGACAGGTCAAGTACTTGGATTGCAGGATGTATCTGCTTTTGAAACTATTTATGCTGGTCAGCCTATTTCCAATATTATACGTGATCTATTTGATTTAGTATATAAGATTGATTTTCAAACGCATACAAATACTTTGGTAAACGCAGCAGTTCCTACTCCTGTTGTGTTGAATCCGAATAATTCAACAAATCTTCTTAGTTCAACTCAGATTCAATCAGAATTTTTTGCAAGTCCTTTAGGTAATACTAAGCTTTCTCTTACTACTTCATCTGCAGCCGCTACAACTACAACTCCACAATTGATTTTAGATAACAGTTTTTATAATATTACTTCCCTGATCGTTGCTAATGCATATCCAGCAAATTTGTTTAATTTGCCTCCTTATTTACTTTCAACGGTAATGAAGCTTAGACCTTTTGCCTATATTGAACCTTTAGTTGTCCCTGCTTCTGACAGTTTTATTGAAGGAGCTATTGCAAGTGCAGCACAAATGACGGCTAATGTACAAACAGGTTCTCAGTTTGCTGTAACTTCAGAAGAAATACAAACTAACGATTTTGCAGTTCAAGTTCCTCCACTTACGTTTCAGCAAGCTATTCAAAGTTATAGTCCTAGTGGACAGGTGATAAATTATGGTAGTACAAGTCCTGTTTATGTTGAAACACAAGTCCAGAATTTAACAGCTTACTTTCAATTCTTAACTGAGGTTTTTCAGGCTTTTAGTCCTCAATTGCAGACACCTTACGAGATTTTGGATCAAATTAGAAGTATTGCTTTTGTTGAGATTTTTGAACAACCTAGTGGTCAGTTCATAGTAAGATCTCCCCAGTATAATAATATGGCTGCTTCAGTTACTGGGCGTTCGGATATCGCTATGATTCGTAGTAGCAATTTAAATATCTTGTCTTCAAATTATGGAGAAACAGTTGAGAATTTGGTGACAAAATTATTTACAGGGTATTCTCCTAATATAACGCCTATTTCAGTTTTACAACAGTTTGGATATTGTGATGGCAAGCTTTTAATTCAAAATGGGTTATTAGAAATGACTACTGCTGCAAATCCTAACACAGCAACAGCTTCTTTAACAAATACTTCTACAAATAATAGCAAGACCACAGGTATATTTGGATATGCTGAGTATTTGATGGAACTTTCGAATGCAAAACTTAAAACGGGTGTTATTAATTGTGATCTAGACAATACTATTCAAGTTGGGCAAACATTCATGGATGAGACGCATTATAAATTCGGATATGTTGTCAGTCTTAGTAAGCATGTAGCAGTTGCAGGAACAGCCACAATGTCTTTTAATTTATCTTATGTACGTGATGCCGTTCCCACTTATTCCAATACCAATGCAATCACTGCTATAAATGTAGATCTTCTCCCAGTATTGACCGATATTGAAAATTCGTTTGCATCAGGATCTTAATATGGATTATAGGCTTTTTCAAGCTCAAATTTTAGCTAAAGATCCAGTAACCCCTAGGCAGTACTCAGTTGTCGAGATCCCTAATGGGCAGAAATTGGTTGGGGTTCAGCTTGGAAATGCCCTAAAAGATCAGAGTGCTCCTTTACTTGGCAGTATGGTTATAGTACTTCAGTTGGATGCCTATCGATCCTATATTTTGATGGTGCTACGTGAACCATTTGACTTTTTAACCTCTAATTCACAGTATGCTGGATTTATTCCATCTACAGGAGATTCGGCACTCGATATTAAGGCAGGTTCCAATGCTATTTTAGATGGCGAAATATTTATGGAATCTACTGGTCCTATGTCTCCTACGGGTCAGCTTATTCCAGGCTTTGGTGCACAATTTAAATTGGGTAACAATGGTGTAGCCCAACTTACTGCTGGTTCAATGTGTGAGAAGCTCATTATTGGTGGAACTGCAGCAGATGATGATCATGAGGTAATTTTAACGGGAAAGAATGGTTACTTTGAATCTCAGCCTACTCCTGGTTTAAATACTCAAAGTTCTTTTAATTTTACAACTAATCTCTTGACAGGTATTAATGAAGGACTTAGTGTTGCCACTCAGGTAGTGATACCTACAGGGCTTCCTAATGTTGTACCTCCTCTTCCAATTTGTGAATTGGATATGGATACCCTTGGGTTTCTTTCTTTAGGAAATTATGTAGTCGGAGCTGATGTCCCTATTTGTTCTCTTTCGATGAATCCTCTTGGAGTTCTTTCTTTACAAAGTATAGGTGTAGGGGGTATCCCAGGCATCAGTATTAATGGAGTGACAGGAATAACTGATATAAACCATGGATCATTAGGAGCTGCTAGAATTACAGATACTGTTATATCGAATCTCACTTTTGACCCTAAGTATTGGATAATGATTAATGCACTTCAAGCATTTTTTACTGCCTTATCTGGATTTACAGGGGGTAGTCCTGTAATTCAATCACAACTGGGGGCATTAGGAACAGCATTTTTAGCTCAAGTCCCAACAGCACCTACTTCCCTAACTTCAAAAATCACAACGGGATCAGACACTGTTCTGATAGGTGACTAAGAATATGGCTACCACACCTACTACAACTTCTGGTGTTTCTCAATGTGTGAAACAGTTTATTATTGCAATTCTTTGTGGTAATGCTGTTTTAAAAAGTACTTTTAAGACTTTTCTTTCTTCTCAAATTGCTTTAGCCGATGCAGCAATTGCAGCATTAGGAGCAGAAGTCATAGCCCTTGATATCATTAATTCTTTTGTTTTGTTGGAAATTCAGACTGTGGCGGCTATTAAAAATAAAATACAGGCAGATCTTAATGTCGTTTTTGGCCCTATGTCTGGTTATATCACTTGCCCAGCTATCAGTCAGCTTTTACAACGTGCTGAAAATGCTATGCCTAGTATTCCAGGACTTCCAGGAGGAGGTTCGGTAACAAAATTTTTAGCAGGTTTGCAGAATCTAATTAATGAGTATAATCGAAGACAATATGTTCGAAATACTATTTCAAATGAGATTAAGCAGTTGCAGGGATATGTCAATACGGCTAATCAAATTTTAGTTGCCATAGATCAAATATGTAACAATAATACGCCTAATCCTTAAGGATATTTTAAATGAGCGATCTCCAGTTAATTACAATCCCAGTTCCAGGTCAGCCTGAGTATCCTCCTCAGCAGGTTGCTGGTCCCTTTTTTGGTGAACAGACAAATGATCTGGTTATTGATTCAGCACATGACTTCGCTCTAGTATCTGGATTGCAGGAAACAGTTCAAGATGTGCAGAAGATTCTTTTAACGGAACAAGGTACACCTATAACGCTTTTTCCATTGTATGGTACTACACTTCAGAGTTTGATTGGAAACAAGATAAATCCCAATACTATCAGTGGAACGGTACAACAGCAAATTACTCAGGCTCTGCAAGTACTTTATCTGCTTACACAAAATAGATCAAATCCTGCAGAAATTGTCCAAACACTCTATTCGTTGAATGTATCGCTTCAAAGTGAAACAAATATGGCAGCTCTGCTAACAGTTATTGCAATGAATAATGAAGAAATTACTACAGGCGTTAATGTAGGTAGTATATAAGGATAATTTATGGCCCTCCCAACTTTCAGTCAAATTGTTCAATCGATGTTGTCATTTTTGCAGATATCAAGACCCGATATCAACACAAATTCTGGGACAGTTGTAAACGATGTAGTTGTATCGACTGTTGCCAATCAATTATCTGCCCAGAATGGGACTGATCCTTCAGTATATGGTAATCTGCAGTATACACAAAATCTTCAAGCCTTCGTTGCCAATGCCGCCACAATTCTTCCTGCAGATATGGACAATATTGCAGAAAATTATGGAATGACTCGAAATCCAGGCACTCAGGCAACTGGATTCATTACATTGCGAATTCGTAATTATACGACTTCTTCTCCCATTATTACTGTTCCTTCTGGAACAACTGTTTCGACTCTATCTACTTCAGCTACCCCAGCCGTTTCATTTGCCACAACAGCTACAGTAACTTTTACGCCTTCGAATGCACCAAGTTACTATAATCCAGTTTCAGGATTTTATGAGCAAACTGTTGGGATTATATGTCAAACAATTGGCACCCTTGGAAATGTTGGTGCAAATACTATTGTCTCTCTTGTGGGTCCTGGTCTTGGAATTGACGCTGTAACAAATCAATCTGCAATTAGTGGTGGAACGAATATTGAATCAAATGTACAATTTGCAGCTCGTATTCAAATTAAACTTGAAGGTAATAATGTTGGTACTCCCAATGGTATCATTTCCCTTATGGAGACAAATCCAAATGTTATTCAAGCTCTTATCGTTGGGCCTAATGATCCTAATCCTCCCTTGCGTAATCAATATGGGGGAAGTGTCAATGTCTATATTAGGGGGCAGATCCCAGTAACTGTATTGGCAGAACCTTTTACCTATTCTTCAACTGGAAGTCAGCAGTATGTTTTATTGAATCAGCCAGCACTATCAGTAGGTTCTGTCACTGGTATTGTTGGGGGTGTACCCTATACTTTTGTAGCTGGAACGGATTACCAATTTGTAGAGAATCCAAATCTTTTATATGCGGGAAGTACGGAAGCAGGTAGCTATATTGTATTTGGTAAGTCTACTTATTTTAATATTGTTACGGCAGGTCTTCCCTTTACTGTTACTACAGTGACAGATGCAATTCATTTAGTTGTTTCTTCCACTACAGGTATGACGGATGGGGATACAATTGTTCAAGGATCAAACACTACAACAATTACTGTAACAGATGGAACACATCTAGTTGTGGGTTCAACAGTTGGATGGGCAGGTAGTGGGGCATCTGCAGTTGATACTTCAGTATCTCAATTGATTGTTAATACAACTAATGGAATGAATCCTGGTGATATAATTGTACAAGGAGCTTTCTTCACAACAGTTACTTCTGTCGCCAGTTCAACTAAAGTTGTTGTTGGAAGTATAATTGGTGCTGGTGCTGGATCTGCCTCATTTTCTGGATTTAAACCAGATAGTAATACCGTGGTTACAATCAATTACACTTATGATAGCTTGATTGCTACACTTCAAGCCTTGATTAATAATAATTCTAATCATATTGTTGGATCAGATATTTTAGTTGTTGAAGCTATTATTGCATTGATCAATGTAACTATGGGAATTTTGATAGTTCCAGGATACGTTCCCGCTACAGTCGTTACAAATGTGCAAACAGCATTATCCACATATATAAATGCCCTTGGTCTTGGAGCAGATGTGATTTTGAGTGAGGTGGTTGCAATTGCTCAAGATGTTCCTGGAGTTTCGGAGGTTGATCTTAGCAGTTTGATTTTGCAGAGTGTAGAAGGAAATGTAACTACTACAATCCCACCTGGGCAACAAATTTCTGTAGGCAATGAAGCCTATACCGTTGCAAATAGTTTTACTATAACAGTAGAAGGATAATAATATGATACCCTATACAAATAAAGTAAATGAATTAGCTATTCCAGTAAGTGTAGGTCCTGAACCGCATGTAATTGGAATTATTGGAACTGCTACATACTCTTCTGGTAATATTCGATTAGTGCAAGTGCCACAAGGACCTGCACCCCATGTAGCTATTTCTGGTGGGTACACTGAGATTACTAGTGGTTCCCCAACAGGAATGAAGTTTATTGTAAATTATGAGACAGGTGTTATTACATTTAATGCTACACAAAATGGGACAAGTATTACAGTTTCTTATACGGGTCTAGGATCGGAAATTGCAGCTGAAGATATTAATGAACTTCAAAATCCTCTTAGTGCGATTGTTACACAAACACTTACTTATGTATCTCCTTATACCTCAGCTACTGCAACGTGGGTATTAGCTCCTGGTATTGTTACCAGCACTAGTCTTTCTGGTGCATTAGTTGTTCCTCAAGCAAATATTCAACCCTTGACATTGACTTCATCTACTGCTGTTGCAACAGATGTATCTGGACATTTAGTTTCTTCAGCTACTACAGCAACTGAATTAGGCTATGTACATGGTGTTACATCAAATATTCAAACACAATTAAATAATCTTTCTGCTGGTACAATAACTTCTGTAGTTGGAACAACGAATGAAATTACTGCCTCTACTGTTTCTGGAGCTGTTACACTATCATTACCTAGTACGGTTGATATTACAACTTTAAATTTAACTAATCCTTTAGCAGTAGCTAGTGGTGGAACAGGGCTTGCTGCTCTTACAGCACATGATGTTCTAGTTGGTAATGGAACAAGCAATGTCACCTTAGTTTCACCAAATACAGCTGGATATGTTCTTACCTCTAATGGTACTTCTGCTGATCCTACTTTTCAGGCTATTCCCGCTAGTACTGGTATTACTGCTTTAACAGGGGATGTTACTACTAGTGTTAGTCCTTCTAATCCCTATCTTGGTACAGCATCCACATATGCTGTATTAGGTGAGACAGCCGTTACAAACACAGGAAGTACTGTTCTTATTGGAAATTTGGGTATTTCTCCCCATAATGCTACTTCAATAACTGGTTTCCCTCCAGGTACATATTCTGGTACAGAAAATGCAGGTAATGCCGCCGCTGCTCAAGCACTTGCTGATGCAACTTCTGCTGCAACGACTTTACAGGCAATGGGTCCTGGTACAGACCTATCTTCTACTGATCTAGGTGGTCATACTTGTGTTCCAGGCGTTTATCACACATCTTCAACAGCAACATGGTCTGCAGGTAACTTAACCTTAAATGGTGCAGGTACATATATATTCCTAATTGGTTCAAGCTTAACAATGCCAGCCAATGCAACCGTAGTATTGGAAGGTGGAGCAATCGCTGATAACGTTTACTTCGTAACGGTGTCAACCTTTACCTTTGGTGCAAATTGTACAGTTAATGGCACTATTTTAGCGGGTACTTCTATTACTTTTGCTTCTAATAGTGTGTTGAATGGTCGTGCTCTTTGTTATGGTCCTTCTGGAACAACTGTTGCATTCCCAAGTGCAGCTACTGTAACTGTTCCTCCAGGTTCTGGTGGAGTAGAAGTTGCTACATTAGCTACAGTAAATAGTAATGTTGGATCATTTACTTGGACTAATTTCACTGTAAATGCAAAGGGCTTAATTACTGCAGCTTCGAGTAATCCAACTCCTGTTACTTCTATCTATGCCGATAGTAATCCTCTTTTGACAGGTTCAGTTCAACTAGTTTCTGGCACAAATGTCACTCTTGCTCAAGTGGGTCAGGTTATTACAGTTAATGCAACTGGGGGTGGAAGTGGTACAGTTTCAAGTGGTACACAATATCAGTTAGGTTATTATGCAGCTACTGGAACAACTATTAGTGGCTTAACCTTAATTTCTCCTTCTAAAGTATTAGTAAGTGACACAAATGGACTTCCAACTGCTTCTTCAGTAACAACTACAACTTTAGGTTATCTAGATGCAACATCAAGTATCCAAACTCAGCTAAATAGTAAACAGGCTTCTGGTTCCTACATTACTTCTTTAACTGGTGATATAACTGCAACGGGTCCAGGTTCAGTAGCTGCGACATTATCCACAGTTAATAGTAACGTGGGTAGTTTCACCAATGCTAATATTACTGTAAATGCAAAGGGATTAATCACAGCTGCCTCAAACGGCTCTGCTGGTGGTGTAACTGGTGTAAAGACAGGTGCAGGATCTCCAGAAACTGGTACAATTACTTTAACTGCTGGTACAAATATTACAATTGTTGATTCTCCAGCTGGAACTTTTACAATTAATGCTACTTCTGGTGGGTCAGGCACAGTTAATAGTGGGACGGTATATCAACTTGCTTATTACTCAGCTACTGGAACGGCTGTTAGTGGGAGTTCCATATTATCTCAAGATGCTGATGGTCTAATAATTACAAGTCCAGCACCTTATGTTCGAAGTGCTGCAAGTCTTGACATACTTGCTGCTGCCGATTTATATCTTACTTCTGGTGGAACTATCTTTTTATATGGGAACGTAATAGATGCTGCAACTCATAAAATTATTAATCTAGGTAATGGATCAGCTGCCCAGGATGCTGCTGCATTTGGTCAAATTACTGCAGCTAATGCAGGTGCTTTGGCCTTGTCTGGTGGTACATTGACTGGATCTTTAGGAATTGGGGAATCTCCAGTAGCATCTGCTGTTTTAGATGTTGCTTCTACAACTCAGGGTTTCCTCCCTCCTCGTATGGCAACTGCAGATAGAGATGCAATAGCATCTCCTGCAACAGGTTTGGAAATTTATAATACAGATACAAATAAGCCCGAAGTATATAATGGGACTGCTTGGGTTCCAATGGGTGGAGGATTCCCAGGTGGTTCAGATACCCAGGTTCAATATAATTCTGGTGGTTCATTTGCAGGAACATCCA